GTGCGCTCTCGGCTGACGACATGAACCAGTTGCGTGGTGCTATTGATCCACGGTTGCCGGTACGTGCCTTGTCACCTCTGCTGATGCGTGTCACACGGGCTTCGTATTTACTGCGATTGCTCTTTTGGGTATTACGGAATCCGATGACGCGGGTCTTGGTTCCGCTGTTGACGAAGCGCAGGATGAAGCCACGATCTAACGGACCGTAGGACATAACCTGCTGGGTGCGCAGACTGCGCTTGCGGCGGTTGCCGCCACGCTGACCAGGTGCAAGGGTACGCGGTGGCTCGTAGCTGTTGGTGCCGTGGGCTTTCTTGCCTGTCAGGATGTTGATGTTGCCACCGAGCACTTTATCGTAAACGCTGGTGCGGATGGCACGACGGGCATCACGCGGGTCGTGGTCGGCAGGAAATGCAGCCATGACGTCACGGCGTGCCTCGAACAGGGCCTCACGGATATGCCCTTGTATCACCTTCCTCATCTTGGGGTCGGTGCTCATGGCAGCGCGGAGGTTCTGCTCCTGATTGCTTATTAATGTATCGTCAATTACAAGTCCCATGCAAAAAAACTTCACCCGATTAGTTGGGTTACTAATCGGGCAAAATGCGGGATAGGGTTTACTGAACACAAAGAAAAAGGGGCAACCGCCGTTACCCCGAATACAAAATAACTAAACTTTAAACCTAAAACTACTAAATAACTATTAATAAAACTAACCATTGTTGTCGTCGTCGTTCTTCTTTGCGTCGGTCAGTCGCATATACGGCTTTACAAGCAGGTCGAATGTGTATGGCACTATGCTGAGGTTGTTAATGCTGATGGGGCTGCGGTACTGATAGCTGACGTCGCATAGCATCAGGCTTGCATGCTTCAGCGGTGCGGGCATTTTACCGTAAGTCGCCATCAGGTCTTCGTACGTGCGGCCCACGCAGTTCAGCAGTACGTCCTCGGCACTCTCGCCGTATATCTCCAGCATTTCGTCTTCTGCGGTGAAGTCGTGCTCAATGCGTAACTGATCCTTGATAATGTTTAATGTCAACCATTTCATTTATCTATTGCTTTTATCGTTTCTTTTTAATTCTGACAAATGCTGGTTTTAGGTTTACTGACAGAAAAACCGCGACCTATTGTTTGGTCTCGGCTTTTCGCATTATGTCCTGCCATGCGTCCATGTCAGCCTGCAACTGTTTCTTTTCTTCCTCCGACATCTCAGGAACGTCGTCTTCGCTGTCCCAATCGTCGAAGTACAGCTTTACAATGTCTTGCGGCATTTTGCCCTGTGGGTTGCCCATGCAGAACATCGAAGCCCACATATTCATTCTGAGCAGCTGGTACTGAAGGATGTTCCGGCGACGATAGCCGCGATAGATGCGGCATGCCTCCCAATGCTTCAGGTCGTAGAGGAACTCACGACGCGGGATGCCTATTTCGCCAACGAACAGTTGGTAGTAGTCGTTGGCGGTTAGTCGTTTTTTGGCTCAACGTCGCTGTCCTTTGGCTTGTCTTCCGGCTCGCCTGATGGGATATGATAGAATTCGGCACGAAGTCCGATGACGACACCAAGGGCGTTGCCTATCTCCTTGAATTTGGCGCGATACATGATGTCTTTGTCCTCGATGGGCGTTTCCTCGCCTATAGACTGATAATGTGACATTAGTGCTGCAATGATCAGCAGCACCACCTTCTTTGCATCCGGCATCTTCTTGGCTTGTATCTGCGGACCGGCTTCAATCATGAAGTCGGTAATGTCCTGGTTGGACAATTCCTTGAATACGATTTCTGTTGCGTAGCAGTAGGCCAACGTGACCTGCTTGCCGCATAGTGTAATTTCTTTCTTGCTCATAGTTCTGTTTTAAATGCGTTAATGAATAACGCCCACCCGCCCTATGGAGAAAAAGACATAGATGCGGGCAGGCGTTGTGATAGTTTATGCTTCGACCGTGTACGGCCCAAATCCAGCAAGGGCGGCTGTAAATGTTGCATTCTGTCGGTTTGGTCCATTTAATGTAAGGGTCTGCACGATGCAGGAGCCCGAACACAAAACGCTACCCTTTGTACGGTTGTTGTCGCCTGAGACGTTAGCAATCTGCCACTTCACAGGTAAAGCGTTCTCGTAAATCTCCTCGATAGAAGTCAAATACAACGAACCGACAGCAGATGTGATGGTATCGTTGCCACGCATAAGGGCTGTAGTCGAGATGTCATAGTTCAAAGCCGTTGGTTCTTGTACTATCCAATCGCCATCCGTATCTTTGGTCGTTGCGTCCTCCAATGTCAGGCTGACATGCAGACTGAGCTGCTTTGCAGCGGCAATAACACTTGTAGGTGCTGACGCATTGTTAGTATTCAGGAATAAACGAACGAACTGGCCCTTGGTGTACGAACCGGCTGAAATTGCCTGAATGGTTGGTGTCTCATCAAGCGTATCAATAGCACCATATCCAGAGAATTGGAGGTTCTTTGAGCTATTCTCTCTGTCGTTGAACGTAAACGTTGCGTCCGACAAGTAAGCCTTGCCTGTACGAGCAAATCCCGTATCGGCTACAGGTGACTGGTTGTCCGTTGTAAAAACCTCGTCCCATATCAGTGTGAATGGTGTCAGTGACTTGATAGCCGTCAGCATGGCACCAGCGTCGCTTACATCGAGTGACTCCACCTGTACCTGCCATGACTTACTGACGACAACAGGCTTTGCAGCCAAACCCACGTCGTCCTTCGTACTACCATCGTCAACGTTGGTGTTTAACGTAACGGTACAGTTGGTTGACATGCCCACAACCTTATACTTGCTGGCTGTCGAATCGTAAATCAGGATTCGAAAGTTCTGTCCTTTTAATGTTGCCATAAATGAATGTGTTAATTGTTAAACAATGTCGAGACGGAGCGTGAAAACGCCTGTCTCAAAATTCTTACCTACAGCACCGGCTCCATATCGAATGTCGGCGGGGATTTCGCTGACCATCTTGTCCAGCTCGTCGCGCGTCTTGGCAGTCAGGGTGACGGTGCCATTCTTCAGCAGTTCGCCTACATAGGCGGGCTGCTTCGTTTCTTTGGTTTCCTCAGTTTTTTCAGTCGCTTTCTTGTTCATCGTCGTCGATTTTAGTTGTAACACATTGGTACATTACCTTTTGATAGTAACACGGCTTCATCCAGTCCCACTCAATGCCCTGCGACGTTGGGTAATCCTCTTGGAGCTGTGGTGTGGCTTGGCCCGACTGATACATCTGCACGATGTACGCTTCGATTGCTTTGCGCACCTTGCCTACAAGTGTGGTGACCTCGCCCGGACTGCCTGCGGCAATATCTACGGTTGCCTGCACTACGTCCTCGTCACTCTCCCAGACAACATCCTTCGTGGAATGACAGTTCTGAAATCCGTCGTCGGTGATGATGATGTTCGGAACCGGCGTATTATCCAGTTCGTCAGGTGGTACCTCAAAGCAGGTCGAGACCACACGTCCACCAACGGCTTCCGTGAGTTCCGAGTCTGCCATGATAGCATCGTAGAATATTTCTGCAAGCGTCTTCATTTGAATGGGTAATTGGTGTAGTTCTAAGAAATCGGGCGAGTGACAACATTTGCTTGTGCATCTGAGCACCCGCCCGACTAAACAGGAACTATGAACCTGCTACTTCATGAGAGAGTTTAGATGTCGCTTGTAGATGCGGGCTCCACGAGCTTGATGAGCTTGAAGGCCTGTGGCTTGCCGGAGGTGTTGCCGCCGTTGACCTTGCTTGACAGCTCAACGAGAGAGTAGTCAAGGCTCATGCCCATAGCGATGACGTTGCGGTCAAAGTTGGCGGATGATGTTCCGTCAATATTGAACTCAATGCCATCAGCGTACACCTGCTCGTTCAGGTAGCCGAAGTGACCGATACCGATGTAGCGTACAGGAGTGTCGCCAACCTTGTCCTTGGTGGCAACGCCATTGGAGGCAATCGAGTAGTCGATGTACGGGCTGATGTGGTTGCGATAGCCTACGCAACGACCATCCTGTACGACGGTGCGGTTGGAGTCGGTGGTGCCGGGGATGAGCTTGATGAACTCAAGGTCAACCTCAGTGGTCTTGTCCATGATGACTTCGGGGTCGCCCTCAAAGCCGAGGTCGTACATCTTGGCAATCTCCTTCTTCAGGTTCTTACCGATGTTCTCGTCGAGAGTCAGCTCAACCACCTCTACCTGTGCGAACGGTGACTGCAACTTGTCGTACTCACCGTGAGCGTAGATGTGGAGGGCGCGGAATATAGCCCAACCCTTCTGGAACTTGTAGGTCAGGAAGGCCACGATGTCGAAAGCGGCCTGAGCGACAGCACGACGGCTGACTGGCACACTGGCAGCAACGCGCTTCGGAGATGTGGTGATGTGGGCAAAGTCGAGAGCCTGCTCATCCACCTTGGTCACCTCACCCTCGACGGTGAACTTCACGTCGTTGATAGAGTAAGGAATGACCTGAGTGCCGGTCACGCCAGTCACCATCACGAGGTCGTCGGGCAGTTCGATGCCAGGCACCTTCGTGTCGATGATGGGCTTAATCTCGACGGGAATCATACCGCCAGCCTGCAAGTTGGCGTTAGCGTTGTTATCGCCGCCTGGGTCATTGGCGATGGCGTTAGCCAGGATGGTGGTGGCGTTGGCTGCACGACGGTTGGTGTAGCAGTCGTTAATCAACTCACGAATCTTGGTACCGTAGTCCTCACGCTCGCGGATGTTATCCAGCTCCTTGCCTGTGGCCATAGCCTTTGCACGGGTTGACAGACCAGCCGATTCACGGGTCAGCTTGTCGTACTCGGCATCCTCTGCACGCTGCTCGTTCTTCAACTGAGCCAGTTCGCGCTTCTGCTCCTCGGTGATGGTTCCCTTCTGCTCCTCAGAAGTCAGGGTGCGAATTTTCTCCTCACGCACATTGGCGTTCTGGTCCAGAACATCAAGTCTGTCCATGATCTCGAGCTGACGCTCGTTGATCTGTGCTTTTGTCATTTTTGCCATGATAAAAACGTTTTTATAAGGGTTAATAATTAAGTGATTCGATTTCTTCAGCGGTACGCTTGCGCTGGGCACGCAGACGCATGGCACGGGTCTCACGGAAACGCTGCTCCTGCTCTTCCAGTTCGCGGGCTTCCTGCTCGGCCTTCTCACGGGCTTCACGCTCTGCCTTCTCGCGGGCCTCGCGCTCCTCGTCGGTCTCTTCGTGCTTGTCGTCGTCATGGTCGTCGTGGTCGTCGTGGTCGTCGTCGCGCTTGTCGTTCTTGTCGCCACACTCGCGCTTCAGCTGTTCCTCAATGGCCTTGTCGATGGCCTCGGATGCCTCACGGGTGGCGACTGATGTCTGCTCGTAAGCGGGATGTGTGACGTTGGCCACGTCGTAGAGGGCCACAATCTTCTTCACATGGCGCAACCAAACTTCCTTACCGTCAACGGTCTCGTTGGTGCGCTCGTAAGACACGCCGTTCTCGGTGTCCTGCCAGTCGTCCTCGAAAGCGAACGACATGCCGTACACGTTGCCCAGACGTATCTGCTCCAGAGTATCGTTGGCCACGGTGGTGTTGGGGTAGTCGCACTCACTCTCCACGTACTGCTCACGCAGGGCGAGTGTCAGCGTTCCCT